CTATGAATGATGCCAGCTTTAAATCAGGGACAGTATTAATAGAAGATGACAAAGCTTATTTTAAATTTGAGAAGTTTTACGACAAACTTAGATCTAAGAATTGGAAGTACACAGAAGATAAGACTGGAGTCATGATGAAAGTAAATTATAAAAAATGTGACATAGAGTTTTTAGAACAGAAAAGATTTCCTGCAAAAGAAAAAGGTAAATACAATACACCTACTAAGAACATTGTAGTGATTGACATCAAAGAGTTTGAAGACATAAAAATTAATCATACCACAATCAAACACAACACGGAGATAATGTAATGAGTACTAGAAAAATATACGGGCCTCCGGGAACAGGGAAAACAACTAGACTTATAAACTATGTAAAAACTTTAGTTAAGTTTGGTACACCTATTGATAAGATTGGTTACTTTGCATTTACAAAGAAAGCTGCAGAAGAAGCTGTGAACAGAACTTTAGATCTTTACCCAAGGTACGGTAAGAAAGATTTAAAATATTTTAGAACTCTACACTCATTAGCTTTTACTTTATTAGGTATGAAAAAAAGTAATGTGATGCAGGAAGAACACTACGAAGACATAGGAAGAAAACTAGGTATAGAAGTTACAGTTTATTCTAATGGAGAAGACAAGACAGGATTTGTAGATTCAGATAGCGAATACTTTAACATAATAAATGCAGCAAGAATTAAAGGTACCACAATAGAAGAAGAGTATAATACCGATATGTACTCACAAGACATAGATAAACATTTACTACAGATTTTAAAAGATGAAGTAGATAACTACAAACAAGCGTATGGCTTGATAGATTTTACAGATATGATTGAAAAATTTAATGTGTCCAAATTGTGTCCAAAATATGACGTAGTATTTATTGATGAAGCGCAAGATCTATCACCAATACAATGGAAAATGTATGATATATTAAAGAAAAACTCTAAACATGTTATCCTAGCTGGTGATGATGATCAAGCAATTTATGGATGGGCTGGTGCAGATGTTGCAAGGTTTCAAAACGAACCCGCAAAAGATATTATCTTACCGCAATCATATCGAGTACCAGGAGCGGTGCAAGCAATAGCTAATAGTATTTTAAATAGAATACCAGACCACAGAAGAATTAAAAAACATTGGAAACCAAGAGAAGATGTTCTACTTCCAATAGTACAATACGTAACTTCAATAGAAGACGTACCATTAAATTTAGGTGACTGGTTAATACTTGCAAGGACTAATGACAAACTTAGAAAGTTAGAACCAGGTTTAAAAGAAATGGGTATATATTTTGAGATTAAGAAACGTAAGAGTTACAAGGCTAGACTTTATAGATCAATACAAGATTACACACGTTGGACTAATGGAGATAAATTATCAATATCTGAATGCAAAGATCTATTTGAATTCTTAGGTGTAGATAAAACTTTAACTGAAGAACGTATGTATGACTTACAAGAGTTTGGTTTTAGTTTTACTGATCATTGGTACGAAGTGTTTCAAGCTGATCCAGAAGAATGTTTATACATTAGGGAAATGATGCGTAATGAAGAGAAATTATCCAAAGAACCAAGGGTTAAGTTACAAACAATACATGCAGCCAAAGGTGGTGAAGCAAATAATGTTTTAATTATTTTAGATAACACTAAAAAAATAAGAGAAGCAGTAGACAAGAGTCAGGACAAATACGATGAAGAACAAAGAGTTTGGTATGTAGGGGTTACCCGTACAAAACAAAACTTATATATAATGACGGCAAAAAGGGAGGATTGGGGTTATGACATCTAAAGCATACGATAAACAAATTGGTGGTTCGCATTATCAGAACTTTAAAATACAGCCAAGTAAATTTGTGATAGAGAACGAATTGCTTTATCCAGAAGGTTGTGCTATAAAATACATAGTCAGACACAGGCTGAAAGGTAAGAAACAAGATCTAGAGAAAGCTATTCACTTTATAGAAATGATAATTGAAAGGGACTATGGAACCAAATAATCATATACCATTTTACATGGGGCTATTCACTTGCCTATTGATTCTTTGCTACCTAACATTATGAAAATACCTACATTTAGTGCCCAGACAGAATGGGTAATACCTACAGAACTACCAGACTTAACTAAGGTTGATGAAATTGCTATTGACTTAGAGACAAGAGATCCAGACTTAATTAAAAAAGGATCTGGAGCAATCATCGGTAACGGAGAAGTTATTGGGATAGCTGTAGCTACAGCAAATTACAAAGGATACTTTCCTATAGCTCACCACGGTGGTGGTAACATGGACCGTAAGATGGTTTTAAAATGGTTTCAAGATCTTTTAAATGCACCATCAACTAAAATATTTCACAATGCAATGTACGATGTATGTTGGATCAGGGCACTGGGACTACAGATTAAAGGCAGGATTGTTGATACAATGATAGCCGCAGCTGTGACTGATGAAAACAGATTTAGATATGATCTTAACAGTTTGTCATGGAAGTATAATGGCTATGGTAAGAGCGAAGCAGGCCTAAGTGAGGCAGCAGCACAATGGGGAATAGATCCAAAGTCTGAGATGTATAAATTACCTTCACTTAATGTTGGTTCATATGCTGAACGTGATGCGGAAGCTACGTTTGGTTTGTGGCAAGAAATGAAAAAAGAAATTACTTCACAAGATACACAATCTATCTTTGATCTTGAAACAGATTTGTTTCCATGTCTAGTTGACATGAGATTTAAAGGTGTGAGAGTTGATGTTGAAGGTGCACAAAAACTTAAGAAGACTCTAATACAAGAGGAACGGGATATACTGACTGCAATAGAAAAGGAAACTAATATTAGACCACAGATATGGGCCGCAAGAAGTATAGCAGAAGTCTTTGAGAATTTAAAGATACCATTTGATAGAACAGAGAAGACTGATGCACCAAGTTTTACTAAAAACTTTTTACAAGAACATGAGCATCCTGTAGTCAATATGATTGCTAAGGCTAGAGAAGTTAACAAAGCACACACAACTTTTATAGATTCTATTTTACGTTATGAACACAAGGGTAGAATACATGCAGAGATTAATCAACTTAGAAACGCTGGCGGTGGTACTGTAACAGGAAGATTCTCTTATCAGAATCCTAACCTACAACAGATACCTGCACGTAATAAAGATCTAGGACCTAAGATTAGATCATTATTTATTCCAGAAGAAAATCATAAGTGGGGTTGTTTTGATTACTCACAACAAGAGCCAAGACTAGTTGTACACTACGCAGCATTATATAAGTTGCCTTCAGTGTATGATGTTGTTGACGCTTACAACGATGACCCTAACTCAGACTTTCACCAGACAGTAGCAGACATGGCTGAGATTAAAAGAACACAGGCCAAGACAATTAACTTAGGATTGTTTTATGGTATGGGTAAAAATAAACTACAAGCAGAGTTAGGTGTATCGAAAGAGAAAGCTAATGAATTATTTAATACTTATCATGGCAAAGTACCATTCGTTAAGCAGCTAATGGAGAAGGCTTCTAACAGAGCACAAGACAGAGGACAGATAAGAACTCTACTTGGCAGACTATGTAGATTCCATCTATGGGAACCAAACAGTTTCGGTATGCATAAAGCTATGACTCATGAAGATGCACTCCAGGAACATGGACCAGGAATTAAAAGAGCCTACACTTATAAAGCATTAAACAAATTAATTCAAGGTAGTGCAGCGGACATGACTAAGAAAGCTATGTTAGATTTACATAACGAAGGTATTGTACCACACATTCAAATACATGATGAGCTTTGTGTATCTATAGAAAATGACGCACAGGCAAAAAAGATAATTGAGATTATGGAGAATGCTGTTAAGCTTGAGGTACCAAATAAAGTTGACTATGAACACGGGATTAACTGGGGAGCAATAAACGGATAATGGCTTATTTAAATGCAAACATACCAATAATAGAATGTTGGGTAAGAGGTAACTTTTTAAGAGATCAAAAAGATTCACACGATAAATATTTTGAAGTAGGGGTATTTGGTTTTAGTTCTATTCCAAACAGAGTACCTATGTTTCATTTCTTAATGGAAGACGGTGGTCTATGGTGGCGAGCACCTATCTCAGCTTTCTGTTCTAAGCCTGGAGTAAAAGAGCTGCCACTTGACGAAATAGTAATGTGGGATAGTTTTAGTTATAACGTAAGTGTTACAACTTTTTATGAACTAGCTGGTGCTACCATGCAATATATATCTAGACGTAAAGTAAAACGTAAGGGTAAGTATCTTTTTACAATAGATTGGTGCGCAGGAGACTTTAATGAATTAAATTTTGGTTATGCTGAGAAACCAGATCAACATAAATGTGGCCATGTATTGGAATTAGAGGACGGAAACTATGCAATACAGCCAAATAATAGACTTAAAATGTTTGATGCTTCTATGGGTGTTGACGTATCAAAAACCTTGATTAATAGGTTAGTAAGTAGTAAGATATATTCTGTAGAAAATTCAGCTAAATGGATTACAGACGAGCATGAAGAAGGCAGTTATGACTATCAGCTGAGAAACATTGAGGAAAATGATGATAAAAAAACTTAAAAATTTCTGGCATAATAACTGGCACTGTGTGTTAAGCGCAATCGCTGGTTTAATTGTTGGCATAATACTATTTTAGTAAAGGACTTTATGATCGATGAACATAGCGGAATTACTAAAAAAAAACATAGTAATGATACCTGTAGTTGCTTCTCTAATAGTTGGAACGTTTACGGGCGTTAAGTATATCGTAAGTCTTACAGAGACTATT